AAGCCGGAACCGTGCCCGGTTCATTGGCCGCCAGCAGGACGGTGCCCGTTGCGCGCGACACGCCGTAGAACAGATCCGAATAGATCGCGGCGTTGACGTAGCCGATCTTGGCCTTGCCGGTGGCCTTCAACTCGCCGCCACCGATCGCCAACGGCTGCTGGAACTGGCCGTACAGGGACTTGGTGGAACGCGACAGGTCAACGCTCGCGTCCTGCAGTGCGCCGAACTGCACGGGGGTTGCATTAGCACCGGAAGGCGTCGCGTACAAGATGCCCGAGCCAAAGGTGCCCAACTGATTGATGCCGCTCATGACGGTTTACTCCTGCGCTTGGGTGGATGCCGCAACGGCCTGCACGAGATCGGCTTTGTCGGCGGTGGAAATGGGAGCGCGACCCTCAAGGGCTGCGCGGTGGAAGTGGCGCGCGTACCACGCCTCGACGGCCTCGACGGCCGTGGCAGGTTTCGCGGGCGAAAAAAAACCGGCTTTCGCCGGCTGTTCGGGTTCGTTTTTCATGTCGTCACCTTGGTTCAGAATCCGCCCAGCACGATCTTGAGCGGCAGGATGGCCAGCGCCCGGTCGCCCAGGACGCCCTCGAATATCTCGATGTCGCCGTCGATCGCGACGTACTCCACCAGACCGCCCAGCGTGTTCTTGGCGAGCGCCGCCGGCTGCGGCTGGATCACTGCGCATGCTGCATCGACCAAGGGATTCAGCATCGCGCTCGGCGCTTGCGCCGGGTCTGCCTGCCGCACGTACAGCAGCCACGATGCCGACCATGTGTTGAGCGTCGGGGTCGTGCCCTGATACCCCAGCTTCTGGTTACCTTGCATCTGGTACGCGGCCGGGAAACCTTCGCTCGGCACGTCCTGGATGTTGACCAAGCGACGACTCACCGTTGCCAAGCCCGGCAGCGTCTTGAGATCGGCAAACAGCGCCGAAAACACCTGTTCGCGCGTGGCCCGGCTCATAGCGCGATCGCTTCTTTCACGGCTTCGCGCACCATGTCGATGCCTTGCGGGGCCTTCTCATCGAACGCCGAGCGCATGTAGCTGCGCTCCGGCATGTGGATCGCGGGTATCTGCACCGATTTGGCGAACCTTCGAACGCCATCCACCGTGAAGCACAGTGCTTTCGCGTTCGTCGCTACCACTTGATGCGCCGGAATCGTGCCGCCGAACTCATGGATGGCTGCATACGGGATATTCGAACCCGCGCGTGCTCCCCCGGTCTCGCTACTCGACGTTTCGGCGGTGTAGGGATGCACCGACGCCGAAAGCGTTCCGCTGCGGCGGTGCAACGGGTCTCCCGAGAGCTTTGATGCCTTGATGTAGCCCGAAAGGTCAACGCTCCACTTGCCGAGCGCAGCCTTGGCCGCTGCCGTGGCCTTTTCCGGCGCGTTCGAAAGCGCCTGAACCACGCGCTCCGCACCGACGATCTGATAGGCGATCATGCCGGGATCATCGTCAGTCGATAGGATGCAAGCGCAGCCAAAACCGATGCCGGAGCCGCCGAAAGGTCGTAGCCTTGGGTCTGCTGGCTACCGAGTGTTTCGTTTTTCTTGTCGATGCGATCGCGCTTGGCACGCTTCCAGCCCACCAATTCGACACACGCCTGGTTGAGGTCCGCCGGGATCGTCTGGTAGCCCGCGGTGTACTGCAGCACGACGTTCTGCACGCCACGCGCAAAACACCACGGCGCGGCCGGATAACCGGGCCTGCCGCGATTGCGGATGTAGATGGCGTCATCCGAAAACACCACGCCATCGCTGACTGCATTGGACGCGATCGGAACGGTCAAGCCGTCCACGGTCACGGATTGCACGCTCGCGATCGGGTACTGGCGCACGCTAATCCGGTCGCCGCCGTTGCCGTTGCGCGTCTCGGTGTAGGCCGCCTGCGCGAACGTGCGGTTGCAATACTGTTCGATGTTCGCCGAAGCCGATGCGACCAAAACGGTCAGCACGGAATCCTCGGCGGAGGACGTGATGTTGAAGTACGTTTTCACGTCCTCGATGCTGCAGAGCAGGCTCATTTGCCGGCCTTCTCGTGCTTGTCATTCGCCACGGCCCAGCCGTGCTTGCCGCCAGTCAAAAGATCGACAGCCGCGTCCGGCACTTCGACCATGCCGTTCTTGACCGGGTATTGCTGGCCTTCAAACGTCACGCTCGCGGCGTCCTTCGGGCCTTTCAGCTTCACCATGTCCATTCCTCCAAGAGAGAGGGGCGACTTTCGCCGCCCCTCAAGACCGCTCGATTACGATGCAGCGATGTTGGTGATCATGCCCATCGAAGCCGGGAAGTAGTGCTGCAGCACGCCGTCGAAGTACACGCCGTACTCGTACTTGCGGCTACGCAGCGGCCACAGGATCGAGTAGTAGTCGCGACGAAGGTTCATCTTCATGATCTGGCGCACGTTCGACAGCGGGTAAGGCACCTGCTTGGTGGTGAACAGGATCGTGCCCTGCGGCAGGAACGGATGAACACGGATGTTCAGGTATTCCTGACCGTAGCCAATCGGGTTCACGTACCGCTGCCACTGCGCGCCGCCCTGCAACTTGCCATCGCCGCCGACAAAGAACGGTGCGGCGTTGGTGTTGCCATTGAGGATCAGGCTCTTGATCGCCTTCTGATCGGCACCAGAAATGGTGATGTCGGTCGGGATCAGGCGATAGTTCGAGAAGAACGATGCAATGGCCGTGTCGATCTCGGCAATCGAACCCGTGCCCGCACCGGAACTGGTGAGCGTTGCGCCCGCCGCATCCTTGAAGTACGAACCCGAGCCGGATGCCACCATCTGCGCGACCAATCCGTCGAACACCAGTGGATCGGTGGACGCATCGCTCGCCGGCAAGGCGGTGAGGTTCTGCGTGCCCGCGGCCGGAGCCGTGAGCTTGACGCTAGCAGCGCCAGTGATCGCGGCAAGCTTCTGCGAGCCTGACACGCCCATGAACCAAGCATAAGCAAACGCACCCGGAACCGCCGCGATGGACGCGGTGACGCTGGACGTGCCGGTGCTGGTGGTCGCGGCCGCACTGGCTGAAGGTTGCGCCGAAAAGCCCGTGATGGCATCGGTTGAGCCGTCCGCGTTGGTGCGGGTGTACGGAAGCTTGACGCCGTTGCCGACCGTGGAAAGTTGCGCCCCTTTGAGGGTCAAGGCCACGCAGCTCACCAGGTTGGAAGCTGCCGGAATGGTGCCGCCCGTGGTCGCGACCGTGATGGTCGGGGTCGGAGTTACGCCAAGGCCCGTGCTGGCGTTGCCGCCAAGGATCACGCGCTCCTCGGCTTCCATCGTGGCCTGCAGCAGCATCTGCACGGCAAGCTCGTCCAGGTTCTGGAAGTTGCCAGCCGCACGCTCGGCTTTCCACGTCACGTAGTCCTCGAGACCCAGCTCGACGAACTTCGCGAAGCGATCGACTTCGGTGTAACTGTTGTAGCCGCCGCGGTTGCCTTCCGACACGCCGATGGATTCACCATTCGGATTGACGGCGGTGATCGCGCGCCAGTTGGCCTGTATACCGGCCTGCCCGACTTCGCGCAGAATTTCGTTGCGGAAGGTCGTGGTGATCGGATACAGCAGGCGGGCACCTTGTTCGAGGTTTTACTCGGCAAGGCCCGTGGTGTGTCTGGTGGGGGACGTGAACGCCTTGGCGATCGCGTCCGGCAGCGGGGATTGCAGCGCCTTAGAGATGGCCTCCAGCGCGTTCAGTTCGTTACCCATGTATGTTCTCCAACGCCCCTGCGGGCATAAAAAAAGCCCCTTGCGGGGCCGGTGACAGGAATCGCGAGGGCTTATCGGGCCATCACGGGATTGCGGAGTGCCTTGCGCAAGGCGGTTGCCACTTCATCGACAGTGCCGTCGCGCTTCAGCACCTTGTCTTCCGGCTTGTCGTCGGGCCTGGTGACATCCTCGCCCTTGCCGATGGCGGTCAGCGCGATCTTCAGCGCGTCCGGCTGGTCTTTCATCTTCTCGATCAACGCGGCCTGCGCTTCGATGTGCGCGGCAGCCTTGAGCAGCGCTTCGTCGCGCTCGGTGACGGCTTTGGTCAGGTCGTCGCGCTCGGCGGTGACCTTCATCAGCGACTCGTTCGCGGTCTTGAGGTCGCCTTCGGCTTTCGCCAGCGCGGCCTTGGCTTCGTCGTGCGCTTTTTGCAGTTCTTCGTTCATCGTTGCATCCTCTTGCGGAGTTGGGGAAACCTTCATCAGGTCGCCGTCAGGAATGGCCTTCTCCGCACTCGGAGGGCCTTTTGAATCGATCTTTTCCTTCCATGCCGCGATGATCTTGTCGCGGATGGTCTTGCGGTCGGCAGCGTCGTACTTGTCCGCATTGCCGGACTTGTTGATGTAGTTCCACGCCGCGCGGATGTGTTCGGCGGTGTCGATCGGGTATTTCTTGTTCTTCTCGTCGGCGAATTTCACGTCGCCGTACTTGTGCTCGCCCTCTTTCGGGCTGACGTCCTTGCGTTCGGCGATCTTGGCCAGCGCATCACGGACTTCATCGGGCTTCGCGGCGTACCACTTCGCCAGTGCTTCGCTGTCCGTGGTGGATTCGAATTTGCGCAGTTCCTCGCTACCGTCCAACTTCACGACGGTGAATTGCGCGGCCGGATTGCACGGCAGGTCCACCAGCGAATACTCGCTCGGGTTCGCGGCATAGCGCTTCAGGTCGCCATCGTCCCA